TGCGGGCCGTGGCCGACCCGTTGACGGCCTTCACGAACGCGACGTCGGCCTTCGTGGCCGCCGCCGCGATCTGGTCCATGCCGACGCCGGCCAGGTCGCCCGCGAGGGCCAGCCCCGAAAACTCGCCGTAGGTCATTCCCAGCCGGGCCGCCAGTTTGCTCTGGCTGTCGATCACCTGGGCCTGGGCCTGCCCCATCGACACGAGCGACCGGACGTAGCCTCCGGCCGCGGACATGATGCCGCCGAAGAACTGGGCCCCCTGGATCGCGACCAGCGTCCGCATGTTTCCCGCGAGCGACGACACTTGGCCTTGCATCCGCCGCATCGACGACGCGGCCTGGTTCACGCCGGTGACGAGCCCGCTCGAGTTGGCCGTGAAGACGGCCGAGACCTTGCCGATCTGAGACACCGCTTACTCCGTTTCTTCAGGCCCGGCAGGGCCGCCAGCCGGCCGCTGATCTCTTCGTCCGTCAGGGCCGTCTTCGGCCGGTACTCGTCGCCCTGCCGGTAGGTGATCAGGAACCGCTCCTCGTCGTGCTTGTCGAACTTGCCCACCAGCGCGGCCCGGATCAGGCTCGTCATCCGACCGGCCCGGAGCCACGGCTGGCCCCAGGGCTCGATCAGGTAGAACGCCATCCACCGCCGCAGCTGCCGGCGGGTGATCCGCCGCTTGAAGTCCTCCACATCCCAGACATTCATTTCCAGGGCGAGCCGGTAGGTGAACAGTTCCCACGGGTCCGCCCTCAGTCTTTTTTTTCCTCTTCGACCTGCTCCTCCGTCGGGTCGTTCATGAGCGGGACGCAGAACCGGGCGATCTCGTCGATCACCTTCGGTTCGCTCGCGGCCAGGGCCGCCAGGGCCTCGTCGGTCTGGGGCACCGTCCGCTCGCCGCGCTCGTCGCAGAGCATCAGCTGCACGAGCCGGGCCGCCAGCGGCGCGTCGCCGCCCTGGTGCTTGTTGCACCACATGCGCCACTGATCCACGTCGCCGCTCGACGGGTTGCGGACGAACACCTTCCGCCCGCCCAGCGACTTCACCTCGAGCTCGAGCGGGCCGCCCTTCAGCGCCGCGAGATCGAGCAGTTCATCGAATGACAGTGACATCAGCTGCCCTCCAGGGCTCCTGTGAGTTGGAACGTGGCGGTCCCGGTCGACCACTGACCCGCTCGGCCGGAATGGTTGAAGGCCATCAGGATCGCCTCGCCGGAAATCAGGTTGCCCGGGCTATCAAACACGATCTCGGCCTTGAGTCCAGCGTCGGTCGGCGCGAAGGACGGCGGCCCCCAGAAGGTGAACGTGAGCGTGGGGGGCTCGATGCTCGTCACGTCGTACTCTTTGACGACGCGGGCATTCGCCCCGGTCCCGAAGACGGGGCTCTCGACGTGCGTTACCTCGTGGGTCTCGCCGGCCTTGCATTCGGTGTCGAAGCCGGTCAGGTATCCAATCGGAACGCCGTCGAACGAAACGGTCGTGCCGTGCGACGAGTAAAAGCCGGGCATCCGATCCTCCGGTCAGGAATCAGGAACCGGACTGATCTTCGCCTTCGATCACTTCCTCGAACGTCGCGGAGCCCTCGACGTAGGCGTTGGTTTTCCGGGACAGGCCGGAGGCGGTGACGCGATAGGTCCCGCTGCCGTCGGCCGTGTCCAGTTCGCCCACGGTGCCCTCCTCGATCGCCACCGTGTTGTCCACCGAGCGGTAGGCGATCGTGAACTTTCGCGGGTCGCGCTTGGGGACGATCGGGGCCAGGACCATCACGGCCTCCCCGCCGTCGGCCACGTCGAGCGTGGTCATATCGAGCCGCTCGCGGCTGGGGGCGGACGACTCGTAGGAGATGTCCATGCACTTGTAGGTGTTGCCGTCGAACTCGAACGTCGTGCCGTGGCTCGTGGTGAAGATGTCGCCGGGCATGGGTCACTCCAGGTAGGTGATTTCGACGGTAAGCTCGACGGTGAAGGTCGGCTGTTCGCGGCCCTCGAGGAATCCGGAGTCGCCGTCGGCGACGTCGGTCACAAGCGCCGTCTGGATTGTCTCGCCGTGGGCCGAACCTGTGAACCTGTGGACGGCGGCCGTGATCGCGTCGGCGATCTCCCAGGCCTGGACGTAGGAGTCGGCAAAAACAGCCACGTTGAACGTGGCAACCGGAGGGAGATTGTCGAACTCCGGGAGTTCTTCCAGGGCATCCGGCAGCAGCTGCTCCCGAATCGTGGCCGTGCGGTTGTAGATGACGTAGGGGGGGTCGCCGGCCCCGGTCATCTCCACCGGCCAGGCCGTGACCTCGTAGCCGCTGCCGCTGCCGATCGCGTCCTCGATCGCTGCCTTGAGCCAGACGTGGGGGGAGCCCATGGTCACCTCCTGCCGGGGTTCTTGCCGCTGGCCAGTTCCCGGGCGGCGGCCTTGAGCGCCTTCTTCATTTCCCGGACCAGCGTCTTACCCTGCGGCTTGCCGTAGGCGTTCAGAAACTTTGGGATGATGTCTCGCGGGCTGATCCCTCGCGACGTCCCGTATTCCAGCCAGATGGCCTTCCGGCTTTCGAGGCCGCCGCGGTATCCGACGACCCCGACGACGAACCCGTCTTTCGCGCGGCCGACAAACTTCGACTTCGACGTGACGGCCCGCCGTAGGGCCCCAGCCCGCTGGCGGAACTTTTTGCCGCTGCCCTTCAGGAACCGCCCGCCGGAGTCGCGGGACACCGCGTTCCGTTTGTTTCTGGCGGTGCCCTTCGGAGTCAGGCTCCGGAGCACAGGCACCCCGTTCTTCACCGTCCTGTTCATGGAGGCTTTCAGGTGCTTCCGGGCGATGTGCCGCGGCAGTTCCCGAAACGAAGCCATCAGCGAGTCGATCTGGCTCGACGTGCTGAAGAAGTTGATCCCGATGTCGATCACGTCGCCTGCTCCTCGACGGTCAGCTCGAGCTCCTCGCGGCGGCCCCGCTCGACGACCCCGGCGATCATCAGGATCCGGTCGTTCCGGGACACCCACCGGAGCCGCATCAGACCGGTCACCCCGGCGACGTACCGAATCCGGACGGTCGCCTGGAGGTTGCCGCCGATCTGGCCGCGGCGGGCCTGCTCCGAATAGCTGACGGCCTCGTAGGACCCGTAGACCTGGCGCACGGCCTCCCAGGTGGTCACACTCTCGCCCGCGGCGTTCCGCGTCGAGACGGGCTCCTGGATCTCGAAAACCTCGGTCAGGATGCCGGAGGGGACGGCCATCACCAGCCCCCGTTCCAGCTGCTCGCGGCCAGGAGGGTGTCGAAGGCCTGGGGCAGTTCGGTCGCCCCGTCGGTCGCGATCACGCCCCGATTGTTGAACTGGTGGTCGACGTAGGCCAGGATCGCGGAGCGGAGGAGCGGGTCGACCGTGTCGCCCGGCTCGACCCCGGCCCAGTAGGTGACGACCACCCGCTTGCCGGTGCCCTTCGACAACTCGATCGTGGCCGGGACGGCGTCGGCATCGACCTCATAGTCGTCGCCCTCGGTCAGTTCGTCGTCGTCGGCCGTCACGACCAGGCCGTAGGCGCTGCCGGTCAGCAGGGGCGGGGCCGGGAGCCGGAGGACCTCCGGGGCGGCCTTCCAGGTGGCCCGGTATTCGGTCGCCACGATCGCGATCCCCAGCCGGGCCTCGATCAGTCGGCGAGCCGTGGCGATCTTGGCCACGAGCAGCGTGTCGTGCTCGGTCTGGTCGGGCATCAGGCCGATCTGGGCCTTCGCCTCAGACAGGCTCACGGGCTCGACGCTCGGGTGAGTCAGGACGCGAAGCGTGTCAGGGCGGTATTTCATCGAGCCTCCCCGGCGCCGGGGGCCACGGCCCGCTCCGCCGCTTGCGGCCGGCAGACGCTGCCCGGCCGGACGTCATCGGAGCCGATTCCCAGCGAGACGAGCCGCCGAGCCAGGGCCGGCGTTGCGTGGATCACACCACCCGGCGGAACGCCCCGGTAGGTCTTCAGGAGGCGGATCGGGGTGAGCGCGGCCACGGGATCCTCCTGAAACGCCACGGCCCGGCGGGCGGCATCCCTGCCACCCGCCGGGCATCGCGCGAGTCTCACAATCAGCTGCTGCCGGCGGAATACAGCTTGGCCACGAACTGCGGGTCGTGGTTGGCCAGGCCGAACCGCTGGAGGCCGCGGTAGACGATGCCGTTGGACTTGAAGGCCGCGTGCTCGGAGGCCGCGACCTCGAGGCCGTTCTGCTTCAGGACCACGGCGGTCGCCATCGCGAAGTCGCCGTACAGGGCCAGCGTCCCGGCGGGGAGGCCGAGCACCCGGTAGACCGGAGCACCCATCACCGTCGGGAGGACCCGATCGCCGACGAGCGTCGACTGGCTGATCACGCTCGACTTGAGCATGTGCGTCCAGCCTTCGCCCGACACGATCCAGGCCGTGTTCGAGGCCCGGGTGTCGATCTTGCCGACGATCTCGGCCAGGTCGCCACCGTCGAAGTCGGTTCCGGCCTCGACCTCGTTCTCCTCGTCGATCAGGTCGACCAGGCCGTCGATCTCCTTGCCGGCGTCGCCGTTCAGCCACACGTTGTCGATCTTGGTCGCGACCGCGATCGAGATCTGCCGGTTGAACACGGTCGCGAGGTTCGCCACCCCGGCCGCGTCGTCGAGGAGCCGCCGCGAGATCGTGACCAGGCGGCCGACCTCGTGGAGCTTGATGTCCTCGCGGCTGGTCGGGAGGGCCTCGTCGTCGACCTCGGTCAGCTCCTCGACCCAGTCGGCCTCGATGTCGCCGATCTTGGGGATCTGGAACTCGTTCGAGGTCGTCTCGAACAGGGTCGCGAGCTGCACACCCACCGACTGGTAGGCGAGCGTCTCGAGGAACCCGCGGTACAGCTCCGGCGAGACCAGCTCGACGCCGGCCCCGTCATAGGTGGGCGAGGTCTCGCCCATGTTGCGGAGGTCGATGGCCTTCGCGCCCATGCCGATCGCCCGGAGGAACTGGCCACCGGCCACCAGGTCGGCGGCCGCCACCGGGCCGCGCTTGGCGATGTGGATGGCCGGAGCCTTCCGGGTCGCCTTCTCGACTTCGCCGGCGGGGGCCGAAGCGGGCGTCGCCGCCGTCACCTTCCGCAGCTCCTCGAGCCGGTTGTCCAGTTCTCGCTCGCGGGCGGCCTCGACGGCCACTTCGGCGGCGCGGGTCTCGGCGGCCTTCAGCCGCTCCTGGATCGACACGGCATCGGCCTCGTCCTTCGGCTCGAGGGCGCGAAGGTCGACGATCTGCTTGTGAAGGGCGGGCGCTTCATCCTGAAGCTTGGCGAGCTTGGGGCTGGGCATCATGCCCTCCTGTATGCGTTGGGTGCTTTCCGAAACTTCTTGCACGATAGAAACCAGAAGCCGAAGGGTGGAAGGTTTACGGCCGACATTTTCCGTCCGGGCACGAGCCCGGCACCCGGCCCTCCTGACGCTGCCGCTTGCATCGTTCGCAGCCACAGCGGCAGATCTGCTCGACGCGGCCGTCGGGCTTCCAGACTCCGTTGACGCAGGTCTGGCCGCAGTCGCACTCGGTCGGAGCCGGGGCCGGGGGCGCAGGCGCGGCCGTGACCATCGAGGCCCGGGCGGCCGACACGGCGGCCGCGGCTTTCGCGTGCTCGAGGTCCAGGGCGTCGGGCTCGGCCGACAGCCAGACCAGGAGCGAGATCAGCCAGCGCCAGAGGCTCATAGGGTGTTCCCGTTTTCGAGGATCTGGAATCCGTCCCGATCGACCCGCGACTTCACCACCGCGGCCGCCGGCTCCGGCGGGGCCGGCTCGACGAACACCGCGACCCAGAGCAGGTTCTTGGCGGCCTTCGCGATCCAGCGAAGGACGGGCCGGCTCCGTGGCTCGGGGCCGGGGGCGGGCGGCGAAGTGGTCCACCAGCCGGCGGCAAAAACGACCACCAGGATCAGGAGCGTGTTGCGATCGAGCTTCATGGTTTCCTCTACAGCGCAAGGTCCAGGCCGGGAATCAGCACCGGGCCGTCGTCGGGCGGGGGCGGGGCGAGAACATCGTTGTTCAGGTCGCGCCAGCCGAAGCCGGCCACCGAGCCGACCGCGAAGGAGTCGGGCTGGCTGCCGAGCATCCGGTCCACGGTGGACCGACGCACCCAGAACGATCCCTCCGGCATGTCGGCCGGCCACTTCGGCCCGGAGATCCACCGCGGCCCCCAGCTGTTGAGGCAGAGGAGCGCGTCTTCGGGCGACCCGTTCTTGGCGTAGCGGACCGCCACGAAGCACATGCAATGAGCCCACTGCCCAGACGGGCGCGTGTAGCCCTGCTGGTCCCGGACAGACTCGAAGCCGACCAGCGAACAGACCGGGATCGGGAAGCCCGCCTCGATCGCGGCGGCCGCCTCCGCGAACGTCTTGACCATCGCGACATGCTGGGCCGGGTGCCGCTTCGCGATCGCGTCGAGCTTGCCGCCGTCGCCCTGGCCTCCGTTGCCGTAGGCTCCCCACTTCTTCGCCCGGTCGGCGGAGTAGACGCGGAGATCGTGGCCGCCGACCTCCTCGCGGTAGACGATCCCCCAGTCGCGCACCCACCGGGCCGCGGCCGCGCCGTAGCTGCCGTCGCTCCAGCCGCCGACGGGGTTACGGCCGTCGCCAGGCCGGCCGCGGGCCTCGACGCGGCTCCCGCCGTAGATCGCTTCGGTCGAGGGGAACGGCGGCGGGTTCGCGAGCCGGCCGGTCTCCCAGTCCACACACTGGGCGATCCAGACCCCGTGGGCCCAGCCCCAGGAAACGCAGTCGCCAATGCCCTGCCGCTCGACCACCCACGGCCGGCCGTAGAGAGCCTGGTGGGCCTTGTAGGCGGCGCGATAGAGGAACGTATCGACTCCCTTGGCCTCGCGGATGGTCTCGGCCCCGGCCTGCCGGAACATCGGCTCCGGCAGCTCGCGGAGGAACGCGGCCACGCCGTCGGGATCCGGGTGGTAGCCGTAGTCGCTTTCGCCGGCCATCCCGAACCAGGCCGGCTGGCCGCGAAGGCCGCCGATCAGGAAGGCGGCGGCCACCCCCAGGAGCAGGACGAACGCCAGGAGCCGCAGGTGGCGAAACTCAGCGCGAGACATCGGCGGCCCTCGCAATCTCTCGGTAGGCGGCGATCCAGGCGGACCGCTGGGCGGGCGACATCGGCGCGCCGCTCGTGCCCGCCGTGCGGTCGAGGTACTCGCGGATCGCCTCGCGGGCCCGGGGGTATTTCTCGCCCAGCGAGACACCCTTCCACCGCATCACCTTCGCCCGGGTCCGCAGCTCGTCCCAGGCCACGCCGCTTTTCACCAGCGGCTCGGCCGACATCCCGTCGTGCTCGAGCTCGTCGGCCAGCTCGGAGAAGTGGGCCGAGACCGCCGCGGCGTCGGCGGCCGCGTCGGGGCCGACGAACATCCCGCGGAGGTCGATCGGGGCGTCGGGGGCGGGCGGCGCCGGCGTCGGAGCCGTCGGCCCCGATCGGGCCCACATCACGGCCGCCGCGGCCAGGAGCGCCGCCCCGGCCAGGTGCTTCCGCTCAATCATGGGAGCCTTGGCCGCCAGCCAGGCCGCCAGGCTGGTGATCTGGTTGCCGGCGAACAGGTACGCAGCCCCCGCGATCAGCAGCAGGACGAAGAGATCCATGATCAGGCCCTCACGAGTGGAAGCAGCTGCTCGATCGCCCCGGACGCGATCGCCAAGACGAGCGACCGCACCGGAGACCGAACGAGAAGCCAGAGCGGGTAGACGGCCGCGGGGACGGCCTTGTCGGCCACCGCGTCGAACAGGCTGACCACGGCCTCCAGGGCCAGCGCCTTCTTCTCCGCGCCGGTCATCGCGCCCACGGTGTCGAGGGCGGTCACGACCAGCCGGAGCAGGGCCAGCATCAGGTCGCCGAACTCGACCCAGGTCAGGCCGTC